AGGCACACAGGGAACAACTGGTACCCAAGGTACGCAAGGTGTATTGGGTTCTCAAGGTACTACTGGCACACAAGGCACGACTGGATCACAAGGAACTTTAGGTTCTCAAGGCACTACTGGCACACAAGGCACGACTGGATCACAAGGAACTACAGGCTCACAAGGTACTACAGGTACACAAGGAACAACTGGTACCCAAGGTACGCAAGGTGTATTAGGTTCTCAGGGTACTCAGGGTGTTCAAGGAACTTTAGGTTCTCAAGGCACGACTGGATCACAAGGAACAACAGGTACACAAGGTACTGTCGGATCACAAGGCACAACAGGTACACAAGGCACGAATGGTACTCAAGGTACTACAGGCACTCAAGGTACTACAGGCACACAAGGTACGACCGGTTCTCAGGGTACACTAGGTACACAGGGTGTTCTAGGTGCACAAGGAAATTTAGGCACACAAGGTATTACAGGTACAGCGACTCAAGGCACAACCGGTACGCAGGGTACACAAGGTAATTTTGGTGGCGCATCATTTGACTTCACATTCGATACTGTTACAACGGCAGCTGACCCAGGAACAGGCAAATTAAGATTTAATAACGCAACGCTTTCTTCTGCCACTGCAATGTACATTGATGTTCTGAATGATTCTTCTGTTGATCTCACAACATTTCTAAATGGTATTGGTACTAGTACAAGTACGCTGAAGGGTCACTTCAGTATTATGAATAAGACCAATGCAAATAGATTTGCAATCTTCACAATTACAAGTGTAAGCAATTCTACTGGCTACTATACCGTAAACTGCACATATCTTTCTGGTGTCACATCATTCAATGCAAGTGAAGATATTGTTATCACGTTTGCAAGAACAGGTGATAAGGGCGACACTGGTACACAAGGTACTAACGGTACTCAAGGAACAATTGGATCGCAAGGCACCGTCGGTACTCAGGGCACAACTGGTGCTCAAGGTACTAACGGCACGCAAGGAATTACTGGATCTCAAGGAACTACAGGTACTCAGGGAACAACAGGTACTCAGGGAACAACAGGTACTCAAGGAACAGTAGGCACTCAGGGTACGACAGGCGCTCAAGGCACTATCGGATCTCAAGGTATAACTGGATCACAAGGTGTTCAAGGTGGTACAGGAACTCAAGGTACACAAGGCGTATTGGGCGCTCAAGGCACAACTGGCACTGCTACTCAGGGTGCAACTGGTGCTCAAGGTGTATTAGGCGCTCAAGGTGTATTAGGCTCCCAAGGAGTTCAAGGTAGACAAGGTCCTCAAGGTGCTAACGGTACACAAGGTACGACTGGCACTCAAGGTACTACAGGTACACAAGGTACAACTGGCACTCAGGGTATTCTTGGTACTCAAGGTACTACAGGAACTGCTACTCAGGGTACAACAGGTACTCAAGGTACCACAGGTACTGCTACACAAGGTGCAACGGGCGCCCAAGGAACTGTAGGTACTGCTACTCAAGGTGCCACAGGTGCTCAAGGAACTACAGGTGCTCAAGGTATATTAGGTGCCCAAGGTGTATTAGGCGCTCAAGGAGCTCAAGGTAGACAAGGTCCTCAAGGCGCTAACGGCACACAAGGCACAACAGGTACACAAGGTACGGTCGGCACTCAAGGTACTGTAGGTACACAAGGCACAACTGGCACTGCTACTCAGGGTACAACAGGTGCTCAGGGCACCACAGGAACTGCCACACAAGGAACTACAGGTGCTCAAGGTGCTACCGGCACTGCCACACAAGGAACTACAGGTGCTCAGGGCACCACAGGAACTGCCACACAAGGTACGACTGGAACTGCTACTCAAGGAACTACAGGTGCTCAGGGCACCACAGGAACTGCCACACAAGGTGCTACCGGCACTGCCACACAAGGAACTACAGGTGCTCAAGGTACGACTGGAACTGCTACTCAAGGAACTACAGGTGCTCAAGGTACGACTGGAACTGCTACTCAAGGAACTACAGGTGCTCAAGGTACTGTAGGTACTGCCACACAAGGAACTACAGGTGCTCAAGGTACTGTAGGTACTGCTACACAAGGTGCCACTGGTGCTCAAGGTATTTTAGGTTCTCAGGGTATTCAAGGACTTATAAGCACCGAAGCTAAAGCAGCCGTTTCAGATGTGGCACCATCATCACCAACAGCAAATAGTTTATGGTGGAATTCAACAACAGCTAAGATGTACATCTATTATAATGATGGAGACACTTCGCAGTGGGTTGAAGCAAATCAATATACCGCTACTCAAGGTGCTACAGGTACGCAGGGTACAACGGGGTCCGGCAGTCAAGGAACAACTGGATCTCAGGGAACTTCCGGCGCAGGTGGTGGCGTAACTACATTCTCTGCTGGTACAACTGGATTTACTCCAGCATCGGCCACATCAGGTGCTGTTACTCTTGCAGGCACTCTTGCGATTGCTAGTGGCGGTACAAATGGATCAGCAACACCTACGGCAGGCGCTGTTGCTTATGGCACAGGTAGTGCTTATGCTTTTACTACTGCTGGAACAACAGGGCAAGCACTAGTATCAAATGCTGGATCTGCTCCAACATTCCAAACACTGACACTTGAAAGTCTTCCCGGTGCTTGGACTAAAAAATCTGTTAAAGTAGCAACAACAGGAAGCATCACACGCTCAGGCACACAAACAATTGATGGCATTGCGGTAGTAGTTGGGGATCGTGTTCTTGTAAAGAATCAAGGAACAGCATCTCAAAATGGCATTTATCTAGTTGCTTCTGGCACCTGGACTCGTTCATTAGACGCAGATACGGCCGATGAAATTGCTGGAGCAACTGTAAATATTGATCAGGGCTCAACAAACGCGGGAACATTATGGACCACAACTTTTACACCATTAAACACAATCGATTCAACTGCGATGAACTGGTACAAAGTTGTAGATAGTGCTCAGATCGGTTCAGTGGTTCAAGCGTGGGACACAAATCTTGATCAAATAGCGGCACTTTCTCCAACTGCGGATAACTTTATTGTGGGTAATGGATCAAGCTGGACGCTTGAAACTCCATCCCAATCTAGAACATCTCTTGGTCTTGGAACAATAGCAACACAAGCATCAGACTCAGTGTCTATTACCGGCGGCACTGTTACAAGTACTAGGATTACACCAAGAGTATCAACTACAGCATCAAGCGCAACACCAAGTATTAATACAGATAACGTTGATGTATATGGTATCACAGCACTTACTGTAAATATTACAGGTTTTACGATGTCAGGAACTCCTACAAATGGTCAAAAATTGTGGATATATATTGTTGGCACAGCCGCACGCTCTATTACTTGGGGTGCATCATTTGAAGCATCAACAATAGCATTGCCAACCACAACAGTTTCTACAAATAGACTTGACGTTGGATTCGTATGGAATTCAGTATCATCAAAATGGCGTTGTGTTGGTTCAGCTTAAGGGCTTATTGTAATGGTAACTAAAACAGACATTCTTAGCGGTGCTTCTGGAACACTGACAGTAAAATATGTCGTGCCTCCAGATGCTACGAGCGTCCTCGGTGTCGTTGTAGGTGGCGGTGGCGGCGGTGCTGGTTCTGAAGGTGATCGAAACCAAGGCAACGGAGGCGGCGGCGGTGGAGGTTTAGCTAACGGTTCTTTAACTTCAGCAACAGCACGAAGCATTCTAACTGTCGTTGCCGGTGCGGCTGGTACTGCTGGTTCATCTGGTGGTAATGGTGGTGCCGGTGGCGGAAGTAGTATTTCATTAGCAGGTACAGCACTACTGTCAGGTGCTGGTGGTTCTGGCGGTCAAAATCGCTCAACAGCAAGTGCTGGCGGCGGCGCTTCAACAGGAACAAATAGAACAAGCGGCGGTTCAGGTGGTGCTGGTGGTGGTGCGACTGATAATAATGCTGGCGGTGGTGGTGGCGGTGCTGGTGGTTATACAGGAAATGGTGGTGCTGGCGGTGGTACTGGTGCTGGATCAAACGGATCTGGTGGCGGAGGCGGCGGCGGTGGTGCTACTAACTCTGGCCAGGGCCGAAGCGGCGGTGGCGTAGGTCTTTCTGGCGAAGGATCAAGCGGTACTGGTGGCGCATTAAATGCTCACGGCACAGGCGGTTCTTCAGGTAATACAGGCACACAAACATCGGGCGGTGCTTTCGGTGGTGGTGGTGGTGCTAGAGACGATGATAGCTCAGGTAGCGGTATTGCTGGCGGCCCTGGCGGTGTAGCAATAACTTATAACTCATCAAATACCACAAACTACTGGCATACTGTTGTATATTCAACTGCTGTTTCACAAACTATAACTGTACCTTCTTCTCCGGTCGGCATAACATCCATGATCGTTCATTTGTGGGGTGGCGGTGGTGGTGGTGCAGGGACAAGTTTAAGTGCTAACGCTGGCGGTGGCGGTGGCGGTGGTGGATATGCTAGAGAAACAATTGCCACAACTGCAGGAACACAATATTTACTTGTTATTGGTGATGGCGGCGCAGGCACTACAGGAACTACTGTAGGTGGTACAGGTGCAAGTACAACATTATCAACTAGTGGCGGCACTCTATTACTAACAGCAACAGGCGGCGTAGGCGGTAATCCAAATAACGGTGCGGGCGGTACAGGAGGTACAGGTTCAGGAGGCGATGTTGCTCGATCTGGTGGTACAGGAGGTACAGGCGCAAGTGGTGCCAGTGGTGCTGGAGGTGGTGGAGCAGGCATTGATAATAATGGCGGCAATGCTTCAGGAACAACAGCCGGAACAGGCGGAAGTTCTCATGGTGGTAATGGCGGCGCAGGTGGCGCAACAACAGCAGGAACAGCAGGCCTTGCTTTTGGTGGCGGTGGATCTGGAGGTGCAAGAGTAACAACTACAAATGGTACTGGTGCCGCAGGTGCGCCAGGTGGTGCGTTTATCGAATATATAGTAGCCGGAGGATCATCTTCTACATTTGGTATGCTTTTCATGTTTAACTAACATGATAAATAGAAAGAACAAAGAGAATAAAAAATGGCAATAAATTTTCCAGGTAGTCCAACAAACGGTCAAACGTTCACAAGCGGCGCATTAACATGGAGTTATTCAACATCTGTGGGCGCATGGCAAGTTGTTCCTGCCGGAGCTGGAGGTGGTGGCGCTTCCGTATTTTCGAGCAACGTAGGCAATGGATCAGCAACCACATTCAATGTTGCACACAATCTTGCTAAAACTTATGTTATTCCTGCAGTGAGAGAAAATTCAACAGGATACTACGTATACCCCGATCTAAAGTACACTTCGCTAAATCACATTGTTTTGGAATTTAATACGGCGCCTACAACTAATCAGTATACCGTTATTGTGTTAGGATAAAATGTCTGCATCAGCAAATACTCACTTTATCGGTAGTAACAATAGAATAGATTTTTATGAAACTGCTCACGGTGTTATTCCAAGCGGTGATGCTAACACGCCTACAGATGATTGGATAGGATTTTCAACTAATCTAAACAGAAGCATCAAAGCAGGTAGAACTTTTACTAATGAGATCGCAACAACATTTTCTTTAGTATACACATCAGTAATTGGTTATAATGGAGGTGTTCTAGCACCAAATGGAGATATTCATTTTGTTCCTTCTGCTGCAAACAGAGGCCAAAAAGTTTCCGCTTCTGGTGTTGTCAGCACATACTCTCTGGCATATACAAATGGTAGTGGAGCTTATGTTGGAGGCGTTCTAGCACCTAATGGCGATATTCATTTTGTTCCAAATTATGCTGTTGTTGGTCAAAAAGTTTCCGCTTCTGGTGTAGTATCAACATATGCATTGGTACATACAAATATCAACGGCGCATATGCTGGCGGTGTTGTGGCACCCAACGGTGATATACATTTTGTTCCAAATTATGCTGCTGTTGGACAAAAGATTTCTCCTGCTGGTGTAGTATCAACATATGCATTGGTATACACAGTAGAAGATGCTTATAGTGGTGGTGTTCTAGCACCTAATGGAGATATTCACTTTATGCCGCGCGGACTTGCCAGTGTAGGTCAGAAAGTATCTGCTAGTGGTGTTGTTAGTACATATTCTTTAGCATACACAGTAGAAGATGGATTTTTTGGAGGCGTGCTTTCTTCTACTGGTGAAATTCATATGGTACCTTTCGTTTCTACTGTAGGACAAAAAATTTCAACAAATGGAACCGTTTCTACTTATAGTATTCTTATGACAGGAGGCAACAAGTTTTCTGGTGGTGTGTTGGCGCCGACAGGCGATATATACTTTATACCTTATGCAGGATTTGGACAATGTATGAAAATCTCAGCAACTAATGTAGTATCAACATTTACAAATGACTTTATAGCATCTTACTATGGCGGTATTTTAAGACCTGATGGTACAATCGTTATGCTTCCTGCTATAACGAGTTATGAGGGTAGAATACTTTACACAAACTCAGCACGACCATTAGATTTTGGTACTTGTGCTTCACCATATCTAAATAAACATTAGTATGACAGCAACATTCAACATAGCTCCTCGATGGGTAGCAGATACAAAAGAACTTGGTTGGGGAACTCTTCCGACAGCCAATAATAGCAGTGTTGGAACAGACCTTGTTGCTTGGAAAGATTTTCAAAACTTGTTATACAAAAGCGTTGCTAAGGGCAAGCTTTATAGTACAGATATAGTATCCACATACAGTCTCGTTTATACTACTGGATTAGCTTATGCTGGTGGTGTCTTAGCACCAAATGGTGATATACATTTTGTTCCTGCTCAAGCTAATAGAGGACAAAAGATAGCGCCTGATGGAACTGTATCAACTTACAGTCTTGTTTATACTACCACTAATGCTTATTTTGGTGGTGTATTAGCACCAAATGGTGATATACATTTTGTTCCTAATAGTGCTAATAGAGGACAAGAAGTATCTTCTTCGGGTGTTGTATCAACCTATAGTCTTGTTTATACTACCACTAATGCTTATTTAGGTGGTGTTCTAGCACCTAATGGAGACATACATTTTATTCCTTACAGTGCTAGAGTAGGACAAAAGATAGCGCCTGATGGAACTGTATCAACTTACAGTCTTGTTTATACTGCTTCTTTTGCTTATGTTGGAGGTGTTCTAGCACCTAATGGAGATATACATTTTATTCCGGCTCAAGCTATTAGAGGGCAAAAAATATCTGCCGCTGGTGTAGTATCAACATATGATTTAGTTTATACTGTTTCTTTTGCTTATGGCGGAGGTGTTCTAGCGCCTAATGGCGATATACATTTTATTCCTTATAATGCTAATAGAGGACAAAAAATAGATATTAATGGCACTGTGTCCACTTATAGTTTAGTTTATACAGCCTCAGCGGCTTATTCTGGTGGTGTTCTATTACCTAACGGTGATATACATTTTGTGCCTGATACTGCTAATAGAGGGCAAAAGATATCCGCTAATGGTACTGTATCAACATATAGTTTAATTTATACCACTACCAGTGCTTATAATGGCGGTGTTCTAGCACCTGATGGCAGCATATATTTTGTTCCTTATAGTGCCGCTGTAGGGCAAGAGATATCAACAATGACATCACCTTTCAGTCAAGGCATATGTATGTCTCCCTGGTTTAATAAGTTTTAAAAATGGCAAATATTCGTAAATCCTCACCTAGTTTTGTAGAAGAAGTTAGAAATGAACTTCAAGGAACTTTGCCTTCTGGTAATAACAGCAGCATTGGTAGCGATCTTGTTGGATGGAATGGATTCAAGAAGATTCTAGATGAGGGTGTTGCTGGTGGTAGATTGTTTACTAATGATATCGTAACAACATATAGTTTAGCTTATACAACATCTATCGCCGCTTATTTTGGTGGTATATTAGCACCAAATGGTGATATACATTTTGTTCCTAATAGTGCTAATAGAGGGCAAAAAATATCTGCCGCTGGTGTAGTATCAACATATACTTTGCCCTATACAGCATCCTCTGCTTATATTGGTGGTGTATTAGCACCAAATGGTGATATACATTTTGTTCCTAATAGTGCTAATAGAGGACAAAAGATATCTCCTTCTGGTGTAGTATCAACATATACTTTAACATATACCAATTCAGGTGGTGCTTATAATGGCGGTGTTCTAGCACCTAATGGCGATATACATTTTATACCATATAATGCTAATAGAGGACAAAAGATAGATATTAATGGAACTGTATCAACATATACTTTATCATATACTACTACAACTGCTTATTGGGGAGGTGTTCTAGCACCTAATGGCGATATACATTTTGTTCCTTATAGTGCTAATAGAGGGCAAAAAATATCTGCCGCTGGTGTTGTATCAACATATAGTCTTGCTCATACAAGCCCGGCCGCTTATTTTGGTGGCGTTTTATCACCTAATGGAGATATACATTTTATTCCTGATCAATCTAGCGTAGGGCAAAAGATAGATATTAATGGAACTGTATCAACTTACAGTCTTGTTTATACTGCTTCTGGTTTAACTAGTGGCGGTGTTCTAGCACCTAATGGAGATATACATTTTATTCCTTATCAGCGAACTGTCGGTCAAAAAATATCTGCCGCTGGTATTGTATCAACATATAGTCTTGCTTATACTGTTTCTTTTGCTTCTGCCGGTGGTATTCTAGCACCTAATGGTGATATTTATTTTGTTCCTTATTTTGGCGCCGCGGTAGGTCAAGTAATACGAAATAACTCTGGCGTTACATTTCCTAGAGCAATATGTCTACACCCGTATCTAAATAAGTATTGATAATATTCATTATGGAGTCATTATGTACAATCGAGATAAGATAATTCAAACATTACACAATATTAAAAATGAAGCTCAAAGTATTAAGCCGTTCGTAGTTATTGCTCAACCTAAACGCAATAAAGAAGAAACACCAGCACAAACATTTAACGGATATAGTTTATGTCATGTGGCTATCATGGGGCATTCACATGGATATGTTGACTGTGAAAAAATGCTTGTGGATGTTGCCCGAAACTATCTAATAGATTCTGTATTAGATTCTGGTGCAAAATATCTATTCTTTATTGGCGACGATACAGTTGTTCCGTATAATGCGTTTGAAAATCTTCTCAAAACATGCGAAGCAAATCCTGGTCATATCGCTGCTGGTGTTTATTATATCAAGTGCGCTCATGCTATGATCAGCGTTCGCAAAGACAATCATATTATTGTTCCAGATGTATCGCCAGGTCAGGTATTTGAAGCATGGCAAACTGGTATGGATTGTATGTTAATTCCAGTAGAAACGCTTCGTCGCATGAAGGATGAAGATCCTGATTTGCCTTTCTGTTGTATCGCAAACGGCATCGAAGATATTCCATTTGTAGGTGAAGACAATTTCTTTTTACACCGCTGTCGCAAGTCAGGTGTAAAAGTGTTTGTGAATACCGATGTTCAGTGTCTTCACATGGATATTGCAACAGGTAAATACACAGCACATCCCTCTGTCAATCTCAATCATTATTTCACAAACATCAAACCAACTGTACCACTAACGATTGAAGATAAGATGTTCATAGATTTTAGATGGACTTCAAGATTACCTGGTGGTATTAATAATCCAACAGAAGGCGCTTCCCGTTGGCTACCAGGAGAAGATATTCCAGAAATTATAAAAGGAATTGAAAATCCTGTTGGTGTAGAAGTTGGCGTTGCTGAAGGAACCACTACGGAATACTTATTACAAACTTTACCATCACTAAGATTGTCCGGCGTCGATTCTTATCCAGTTTATATTGATTGGAATGATACACAGCCAGATGGTGATGCCAATAAAGCAGAGATGTTGAGAAAAGTTGATCCGTATATGGAAAGATATAATCACATCTACGAAGATTCCGATGATGCTGTGAAGATGTTTGATGACGAATCTTTAGATTTTGTATTCATCGATGGTCTACATACATATGAGCAGGTCTTAAAAGATTGTAAAAACTACTATCCTAAGATTAAAAACGGCGGATTCATTATTGGTCACGATTTTGCTAGGATTCAAGGCGTGAATAAGGCCGTTAGGGAGTTTGCTAATAGTATTGGTAAAGAAATTAGTAATGCGAAACAAGACTTGTGGTATTGGCAGAAAGATTAAGGAGATAATATGACAATAGGATTAAAAGGTATATTTACACCACCAGCACCAGAAACAAGAGATATTGCTCATCTTGAGGTCGTTCACAATGGAAATACTTATGACTGGATGGTATATATTCCGCAAGGAGTAAGCGTTACAGATTCACTAGCTTCTATGGAAACTAGAATTTATGATGAAATAGACTATAAAGAAGCTCAGTGGGCAGCATTGGAACCTAAAACAAGAATCGAGTTAAATCGGATAACAATGGAAGAAACAGTTGTAGACATTGCTAAAGAAGAGGTAGTAAAACCAGATTATCCTGATTACTATGCTCTTCGTAGAAATGAATATCCTATTATGGGAGATCAGCTAGGTGGCATATCAAAAGGCATAGATTCTGCTGAATACCAAGACATTTTGACTAAGATCCAAGCAGTGAAAGACAAGTATCCGAAGCCGCCATATGTGTAAAGCTCTTCTGGAGAGAAGATATATACTACTGAACTCTTTATAATGAAGGTATACTATGACACACTTTGCAAAATTTGTTCTTGAAAATGGCGGCACTGTTAAGCCTCTTATTCTCGATTCCAAAATCACAAACGGAACTGCACTATTCAATCCAAGTATTTGGGTTGATGGTGCTCGAATCTATCTCAACATTAGACACTGCCAATACACACTATACCATTCTGAAAAGAACATCCATGAGCATCCTTATGGACCTCTTGTCTATTTCAATCCTGAAAATGATATTACCCTTACAACCACAAACTATTTCGGTGAGTTAAATCCCGACTTAACGATAAAGTATTGCAATCGTGTAGACACTTCTTTACTCGACGTTAAACCTATTTGGGAATTTGTCGGACTCGAAGATGGTCGCGTGATCAAGTGGGATGATAAAGTATATCTATGCGGCGTAAGGCGCGATACGACAACTAATGGTCAAGGTCGTATGGAACTTTCTGAAATTGAGTTTACTCCAACATCTGCTAAAGAAATTTCCAGATGGCGTATACCAGCACCAGATATTGACAATACGTATTGCGAAAAGAACTGGATGCCCATAGTCGATCAACCGTATCATTTTTGGAGATGGTCAAATCCTGTTAATATCGTTAAGGTAGATCCTATAGAGAAAACATGTGAGACAGTTTTCCAAAGCAAAGATATTTACTTTGCTAGAGATTTACGAGGTAATGGACAAATTATTCCATTTGAAGACGGATATCTAAGCCTCACACATGAGGTTGATCTGTTTCAATCTGAAGCCGGTCGTAAAGATGCAATATATACACATAGATTGGTTAAGTGGAATAAAGAATATCAACCAGTCGCGAAGTCAAAAGCATTCTCTTTTATGGGAGCAAACATTGAGTTTGCTTGCGGTCTTGCAGAATATGAAGATGAAATTCTAATGACATTCGGTTTCCAAGATAATGCTTCTTACATATTGAAGTGTTCCAAACAGACAGTGAAGGACTTTATGAATGATTGATAATTTGATTAACGAGTACATTATGGACTCAGATAACCCAACAAAGAACTATAAGTTGGGCGTACAGTATGAAGCGATGGGACAAACTGCTTCCGCACTGTCTTTCTTTCTGAGAGCTTCCGAACTCACTTCTGATAACAATATGGCATACGAGTGTTTAATTCGTATGGGTAATTGTTTTAATCTTCAAGACAATAGAAAGTATAGTGTCAAGAGCATGTTTCAAGGTGCTATTACACTAATGCCTGATCGCCCAGAAGCGTATTTCAGCATGTCTAGATATTTGGAAAAAGAAGGACAGTACTTTGAATCGTATATGTTTGCAGAGCTTGGATTAAACAACTCTGAAAACAAGACATTCCCTCGTTTGAATATCTATTATCCGGGCAGATACGGACTGATTTTTCAAAAAGCTGTCGCTGCATGGTGGAGAGGCAAAGGCAAAGAGTCGCGCGAATTGCTGCAATATCTTGTAGATAATTATTGGAATGATTTGGACAATGATCATCGTAATGCTGTAACGTACAATATTCAGCATCTAGGCTGCTATCCAGAATCATACATCTACCGTATGTATAACAAGTCTATGTACCCGAAGCTAAGAAACAAGTTCCCAGGTGCAGAAAGACTTAAACAGAATTTCTCACAAATTTATCAGGACATGTTTGTACTTGCAATGCTTAATGGTAAGAAGTACGGCACATTCCTTGAGATCGGGGGTGCAGGACCTAAGAAGGGTAACAATACATATCTGCTTGAGAAAGAATTCAACTGGAAAGGTATTTCTGTTGAATTTGATCCAAAATGTGTCGAAGAATATAAGAAGGAACGCGATACTCAAATTCTGTGTCAAGACGCTCTAAAGATAGACTATGAAAAGTTGATTGAAGAGAACTACGGTGATACTGTAGACTATCTTCAGTTGGATATCGAACCTGCTGAAAATACCTATAAGTGTCTGTTAAAGATGCCATTCGACAAGTGTAAGTTTGCAGTAATCACGTATGAGCATGACTACTATGCGGATTTCACAAGATCATATAGAGATAAGTCTCGCAAATATCTTAAGTCTATGGGATATGTTATGGTAGCAAACGATCTATCCCCAGATGGCGTAAATACCTTTGAAGATTGGTGGGTTCATCCAGATTTGATATCACCAGAAATTCTACAGAAGATGCTCGACGTTACTGAAACATCAAAAGATGCAACAGAATATATGTTCAGTAGTGATGGTAGTGACGCATTGGATTGGGGTGCAATCAATAAAAACCCATGGTTTAGAAGTGTGGTATTTTATGAAATCTTCGAACAGAATGTTTATGAAAAGTTTGTTCCAGTAAAGGAAAACGATGTTGTCTTAGACATTGGTGCTTCTATTGGACCATTTACTTGGAGCATCAAACATAAAAAGCCTAGTAATGTTGTGTGCGTAGAACCACACAAAGAACTATTCAAGACGCTACAGAAGAATGTTGGTGAGTATACCCTTGTCAATAAAGCTATCGGCAAAGTTGATGGTCGCGAAATTCAAATTGGACTATTTGACGAGAATACGGAAGAAACTCACGGCGCAGCTGGTATAAATGTAGAAACAATTACATTCCAAACCTTGCTTAAGGAAAATAACATTGAGCATGTAAACTTCATGAAGGTCGATTGTGAAGGTGGAGAGTATGATATCTTTACTCCAGAAAACTTTGAGTTCATTAAAGAAAACGTCGATTACATTGTTGGTGAATGGCATCTGTCTACAGACGAACTAAGAGAAAAGTTCAGAAATTTCCGTGATAATTATCTGTCTAAGTTTGAGAAGTATGATGTACTAGCTATAGACGATGTGGATATTAAGCACAGTCTATTCTCAGAGTGGTTCTTAGAGTACTACAAGACAATCAATGTCTATATTGACAATCGTAAAAATGTGGTAGTCGAAGAGCCAAAAAAAAAATTTACGATAATCGATAACACTGCTCCTAGAGAGAAGAGATATATCAAAGACAAGTGGAAGTATTCTGTTTCTCCTACGCTAGAGTTTACAACAATTATTCCTGAAAAAGGATGTGTAGTAGACTGTGTGTTCTGTCCTCAAAGAACACTTGTGGCAAACTATAAGGGTGAGCGCAGACTATCTCTTGAAAACTTTAAGAAGGCTGTTGATAAGCTACCTAAAGAAGTTCGTGTTACCTTCTCAGGATTTGTTGAGCCGTGGATGAATAGTGATTGTACTGAAATGGTATTGTACGCGCACGAAACAGGTCATCCCGTTTCAGTATTTACCACACTAGTAGGTATGAGTCCAGAAGATTTAGATCGGATCAAGCATATTCCTTTTGCTGGTGCACCAAATGGAGGTTTCACTGTTCATCTGCCAGATCAGGAACTAAGAGCAAAGCATCCTATCACAAAGCGGTACATTGAAACTGTAGAACATCTGGCAAAGATCAGACATGAGATTCAAAACTTCAGTGTAATGTCTATGGGTACGGTTCACGAAAAAGTTGTACACGTATTCCCTGACGCAACGGTCTACAAAGGAGATATGTATTCCAGAGCAGGCAATCTGATTGGTGAACGTATTCTAAAGCCTGAACTTAATGATCAGAAGTTCTTAACAGTTGATCATGGCGATAATCAAATGACTTGCGGTTGCGATGAGCGTTTATATCACAACGTTATGTTGCCTAATGGCGATGTATCACTATGCTGTATGGATTATGGTGTAGAAGAAATTACAGGCAATCTCTTTGAGAGTGACTATAATGATGTGATTCCAGATCCTTATGAAGCATTCATGTTGTGTAGAAAATGTGAAAATGCAGTTTCGATTGATAGCGCATTCGTCAAAGCAGAAAGGAAATCTTACGGTGTTTAACGCGAAACTAAGAGTAAATGATGATTACGGTAAGTACAAACGGGCTTTTATTGTAGACAATTTCTATCATGATCCTTATGCCGTTCGAGAATTTGCTAAGGAACAAGAGTACGTTGAAGGTGGTCTAGGTAAACCATTTATAGGTCGCAGAACAGTTAACCAGTTTTTGTTTCCTGGCATTAAGGAAACATTTGAAGACATTTTGGGAAAGACAATCACAAAATGGGAAGACTATGGGATGAATGGTAGATTTCAACTCAATGTGTCGGGTGAACCTATTGTATATCACTGCGATTTGCAGGTCTATGCAGCTATGATTTACCTGACGCCTGATGCTCCTTCTTCATGTGGTACATCGACTTTCAGACATAGATCGTCAGGGGTATTACATAGAGATGATCCTAATATTAGTTCCGCTTTTAATGGTAAAACTTTCCTAGATGGCACTCCATATGACAAGGTAGATCAGTTTGGTAACATCTTCAACCGTCTTGTGATCTTTGATGCTGGATGCATTCATGCTGCAAACGAGTATTTCGGATCTGCTATGGATGATGCAAGATTATGGCATATGTTCTTCTTTGACGCTAAATAAGCATAGAAAAAGATAATAATCTTAAGAGAGGTCAAAGATGGTAATTCAAGTAGGTGGAACTACTGTAATTGATGATAGTAGAAATCTAATAAACGTAACTGCTGCAACTTATGTGCAAGGTGATGGCGCGCGCGGTAGGTCTGTAAGTAAAACAAACGGTACAGCTAATAACTTAACTGATCCGTCAGGCTTCTATTTTGGAAATGCTGTAACAGGTATGCCTACCACAGATTGGTGGAATTGGAATCAAACCATCGGTAATTTGTGGAGTGATCCAGATGGTTATGGTTGGCAACAAGCGGTATCATTCTGGTCGGATGATATTAGAATTCGTCGTTTACAAAGCGGCGTATGGCGAGAATGGACTACTGTACTTCATACTAGCATGACAGCTTCAACAAACATAAGATTTAATTCTTTAGGTGTTGGTACAGCAGCATCTGGCACAGCAGGCGAAATTAGATCATCAGACAATATTACGGCTTACTTTTCAGATAGAAGATTAAAGACTAATATATGTATTATAGACAATGCATTAGATAAAGTCAATCAAATTTCCGGTGTAACATTTCAATCTAACGATGTAGCTGCTAAGTATGGTTACATTAATAAAAAAATTCAAGTTGGTGTTATAGCTCAAGAAATTGAAGCGGTTCTTCCTGAAGTGGTTGTTCCTGCACCATTTGACATCGGTCAAAATGAAGATGGAACTGAATATTCCAAAAGCGGTCAAAACTATAAAACAGTTCAATATGAAAAAATTGTACCTTTGTTGATTGAAGCTATCAAAGAACTCAAAACTGAGTTGGATGCAATTAAAGAAAAAATAAAATGACACGATATGGAATTATACTAAAGTTTTCGTTTAGATAAATACTCTGTAAAGGGGTATTTACATGGCATTACCACAGAATAGAGATCAATTTAGAGATTGGTGCCTTAAGCAGTTAGGTCATCCAGTCATTGAAATTAACGTTGATGACGATCAAGTAGAAGATCGTATTGACGAAGCCTTACAGTATTTTCGCGACTTCCACTTCGATGGTGTTGAGCGTTGGTATTTACCTCATCAAATTACAGCAGATGATATTGATCACAAATACATTCCTATTCCAGATAGTATTATAGGTGTAACTCGCATTTTCCCCTTGAGTTCAACGTCTAGTGTTCGAAATATGTTTGACCTTCAGTATCAGATGAGACTCAACGATTTGACTCTTCTGACAACAGGGTCAATCGTCTATTTTACACAGATGCAGCAACATCTCCGTTTACTCGACATAACGTTTAACGGTGAACAACCTGTTAGATATAACAGACACACAGGAAAACTTTATATTGATGTGAACTGGAATAAAATAGCTGTGGGTGATTGGATCATTGTTGAAGGATTCATTCAGCTAGAGACCAGTTCTTATCCTAAAGTATGGACCGATCGTATGCTTATCAGATATGCCACGGCGCTTATCAAAAAGCAATGGGGCAATAATATGAAGAAGTTTGCCGGTATGCAGCTTCCGGGTGGTATAACAATGAATGGTCAGCAAATATATGAAGAAGCTGTTACTGAGATCAAAGAAATTGAAGATTTGATCCGTAATACTTATGAAGAACCACCACAGTTCATGATCGGATAATCCATTGCCAGTATCACATTACTTCAATAACTTCAGCATAGGTAGCACAGGTGAACAACGTCTTTTTGAAGATGTTATAGTCGAGTCAATCAAAATTATGGGTCACGATGTACAATACATTCCTCGCGACTCATATAATGGTATAGACGAAATTTGGGGAGAGAGCATTAATGCTAAGTTTACTCGCGCATACACAATTGAATCATATATTGCAAACGTTGAAGGTTATGAAGGTGATGGCGATTTCTTCTCTAAGTTCGGTCTTGATATTCGCGACACAACAAATCTTGTTATTTCTGCTAGATCATTCCAAAAATATATTCCTTCAAACATTGCAGCGCGACCACGTGAAGGTGATCTAATTTACGTACCTGTAATGAAGAAGCTATTTGAAATCAAGTTTGTCGAAGAAGAACTATTATTCTTTACAGCAGGTAAACGTGATCCGTATATCTACGAACTTCGTTGTGACCTGTTCAGATATAGTAGCGAATCAATTGATACCGGTATGAGTGAAATTGATGAAGTTGAAAAAGACAATGCATATTCTATAAGTATTAACGTACCAATTGGCTCTCAAACATATTATACTGATGAGCTTGTTTATCAGGGATCTAATGTTGCATTTGCTGCTGCTAAGGGTACAGTTAAGACATACGATATAGAAACTGGTAAATTAGAACTATATAATATTACTGGAGTTTTCACAGCTAATGTGCCAATTCGAGGTGTAACGTCCAATACTACTAAGACTGTTGCAACTACGGATGATATTGGTGACTTCACATACTATGATCTGTCAGACAATAGACCTATTCAAACTGACGCTGATGCGATTATGATTACAACAGAACAAAATCCATTTGGAATGCCATAATGCTATCAGGATCACATTTTTACTATCAGCTAACACGTAAGTATGTTGTCATCTTTGGCAACATCTTCAATAATATTTCGCTTATCCGCAAAGATAAAGACACAGGAAAAGAAATAGATCGAATTAAGGTTCCAATCATCTCACGGCCAAAAGAGAAGTACGTTACTCGTATTGAACAAGATCCAGATCTACAAAAAGAAGTTGCGCTAACACTTCCGCGCATGTCTTATGAGATTACGGGAATGAACTATGATGCAGCCCGTAAGCAGAACTCACTTTTAAGACAAGCAAAAGATAATACATCTACGCGAGTTAAATCACAGTACATGGGCGTTCCTTACGACTTTTCGTTTGAACTTTCCATTTATTCTAAAAACATAGATGATGCAAATCATATTCTAGAACAGATTCTTCCATATTTTAATCCAGACTATACGGTATCTATTATACCTATTCCTGAAATGGGATATATCAAAGACGTTCCTATTGTCCTTGATACAGTATCGACCAGCGCGCAGTATGAAGGCAATTATGATGCTGTTCGTTATGTGACCACAACATTGACGTTTACAATGAAGGGATACTTCTGGGGTCCTGTTGCAGATCCAAAACTCATTCGCAAGGTCATTGCCAATATCTACAACGAGGGTGGTATGCAAAGCGCATACATTTCTCGTATCAATACATCATCAGGCAACGGCGGCAAGTTTATTATAGACGATGTTGTGTATCAAGGCGGAAACTACAACTCTGCAAGAGCTTACGGTTCTGTACTAGAATGGGAAGCAGATACCGGAAAATTAATGCTTGGTGGTGTACAAGGTCAATTTAAAGTAGGTGAGCAGATTCGAGCACTTTCATCCAATGCTGTTTATAGTATTGCAAGCTTCGACATATCACCTCTTAAGGTTGTAAAGATCACTATTGAACCTGATCCTATTAACGCTAATCCAAATAGTGATTACGGATACACAACAGACATTCAAGAATTTCCCAACATTGACTAGTAGGACATAGACTATGAAAACAGATAAATTTTTATCTGAAGCTTTAGGAATTGAGCATCACGTTATATTGCCAACTAAAGTTGAAGTGATTGAACCAGAAATCATCAATACTCCACATGAAGAGGATGATTCGAAAGCAGATTACAATCTTTCACGCAAAACATTCCGTGATCTTATCACAAAAGGTAATGGTGCAATTGAAGAGTTAACTGATCTCGCAAAAGAATCTGAAAGTCCTAGAGCGTATGAGGTACTTGCTACACTCATGAAAACAGTATCCGATGCCACTAAAGACCTCTATGATCTACAGAAAAAAACAAAAGAGCTTAAAAAGATGGACGGTGTTGAGAAGCCCGCAGACAATATCACAGTTGAGAAAGCTGTATTTGTAGGCAGTACTGCCGATTTGTTAAAAAAAATTAAGGAAAAGAAAGATGAAAACTTTTAAACAGTTTTTAGAAGAAGCTGCTAGGTTTAAAAAGAAAAAAGGCGAAAGTTCGCAAGTGCTTTTTCATGCCTCAGAAAATAAATTTGATGCTTCAGAGATAAAACCTATGCAGCATTTTGGTACATCTCAAGCTGCAAGAGCAAGAATAAGAGATCAATACCGTGATGGTCCAGATTATGATAGCAAAACCAAAAGAGTCAAAGCAAATGTTATGGCTTACAGAGCCAAATTGAACCCCAAAAAAGGTTTAGAGATAGATGATCATGGAGAAAATCATGATCCTATTTCAGTCATAGATTCCCTACATAGAAGAAAACATATTACCAAAAGAGAACATACTGATTTGGAAAAAAAGATAAGAGATGCAGGATATTTGGAATCTAATGATTACGAAAAACCATACCAGCATGTAACATCATTTCTAAAGAAAAAAGGTATAGATCATCTTCATTACACAAACAGAGTAGAAGATAGCAAATCTGAATCTAAATCATATATGATAGTTGACCCAAAAACAAGTCTCAGACCTATTTTTC